AAAAAATCAATTCTTTCACCGTAGCTTGGTGCATTAAAATCTGCCCAACCATTTTTATATCCCATAGCTTTAGCGTACTCATAGATATATGTAGGGGTAGTAAGTGTTAAGGCTTTTGCTACTCTTGCTGCATACGGTTTCTTACCTTTAATTTTGGCATAATTAGCAAGTTCTATTGGTGTAAGTTGTGATATTCGTTTACCTTTCATTTCCCTTAGTTGTGCGTTTTGCTCCAACATAACAATATGTACCTGCTCAATCTCGTGGGGCTGCTTAGTTTTCACAAACACATGACCACAATTTGTACACTCTTGTGCTAATATTGGTAGTAGGTATTTACATTTAGGACATTCTTTTATAGGTGCTACCCCTTCACGTTTTTTTGGTATAGTATTCCAAACTACATTCCAGTCTACTGGCTCACCATTTATACATGGGTAATCCCACCTGCCATGTCGCTTACCATTACCACCGTAATCAAGTACAGTCCACATTGCTTTACCTGTTTCGGGGCTTGTACGGCTTGCCCTGCCACACATTTGCAAGTATAATGGTAGGCTTGTAGTTGCTCGGTATAAAAGTATAAGGTCAACTGGGGGAAAATCAAAACCCTTATTCATTGACGCAATACTTATACAGATATTTACACCACTATGCAAGTTGGTAAATTGTGCTAATTCGTATGCCTGTACCGATTCACTACGTATTTCGTATTTGCTATGTTGTGTGCAAATCTTGTGTCCTTGTTCTGTAAGAAACGTATGTAATGATTCTGCCGATTTAATACTTGCGCAAAATATCATACATTTAGTGTACCTGTATTGTTTTAGGTGCTGTAGTACAAATTGGTGTGAATTTACAGTATCAAATATACGTTCTTGGCTTTCCTCTGTAAATTCCCCTGCTTTTATTTGTAAACTGTTTAGGTTTGCTGCTGTTACCTGTGCATGTTGGTATTTAACTAGGTAATTGTTAGCCACTAACCATTCAGGTTGCTTACCTACTACAATGCTGTTGTATAATGTTGGTAGGTGCTTAGCCCACTTCATTGCTGGGGTAGCTGTAAGCCCTATCAGTAGTGCATGTGGTAGCTGTAGTAGTAGTTTTGTAGCTGTGCCTACGTGCGCTTCATCGTTGATTATTAGTAGGCTGTTACCCATAGTAGCAAACTGTTTAATCAGTTCTGCCCTACGTGCTAATGTTTGTGCCATTGCTAGGTATAACCGATTTGGTGCTAAGTAGCTAAGTTTTGCAGTGCTGTTGATGTTGGTTGTATCTGTTATCTCTGCATCTAACTGCTTGTATATCTTATCACTTTCAGTTATAAATAGCACTGTTTTACCCTTGCTTAACGCTCGGTTAGTTATGGATATGGCTATCTTTGTTTTACCCCCACCTGTAGCGATACAGTTAATTATACGCTTGTAATTGGCTACCGCATGTGCTACTTCAAGTACATTTTCTAATTGATAATTTCTTAGTGTGAACATAGTTGTGTGTTTTTAAAGTGATAGGGTTTATAGGGTAGTGCTAGAACGGTAGGTCATCCACCGCCTGTTGCGAATGTAATGGGTTTGTAGCTGGTGCGCTTTGCTGCTGTTGTGGTGCGGTCTGCTGATTGAATTTAAACTCCTTACCGTTACCGATGTAAACTTTAGGTGTCTTGGCTGCACGTTCATCTTTTGTCTGATTTTGATACACTGTATGTGTGTTATCGTACTTGTCAGGTGTGCGCAATTCATCTACTACTAATGAGTAGTATTTTTGTCCGTTTTTACCTTCTACTAATTTGCTTTTGTCGATTTTGGTTACATCGATTGATACTACTATCATATTGTTTGTTTTGTGCCTATTGGCGGTTATAAAATTGGTTGTAAAAGTTTTGTTGATACTGAAAATCTGTTATCGTCTTTATCTCTACTAACAATGCACACTATACCATCATTGCCCTCCGATGTGGATAGTACCGTTACCACATCCCCCTTACTGGCTACCTTAATTTTGCCTAGTATCTTATCTTCTTTAAGGCGGTATCTGTTATTCTCCATCGTCTGTAATAGTTAATTCGGTGTGGTGGTAAGTTGTTATTCCATCTTTTGGTATGTATGGGTGTGTTTCGCAACGATTATTTGGTTTTACAGATAATGTAATATCGTGTCCCCAAACGCCTAATACAACCATTAAATCATGTTCTTTTACAAAATTCCGCAACTGTTCGTTACTGTCAAATATTATGTAGCACCTTTGGTTGAGTGCTTTGCGAATGTCTATCATGTTAAAATAGTTTTATTTGTTTAGTAAACTCCACACGCTTAAGGTATATAAACGTGTGGAGTATTTTCTGTTATAGTTGTAGTGAAAGTTGTGATTTTGATGTAATAACGTTGTTAAGGTTTTTTACTGAAATATCATAGTATGACTTTTTTAACTCAACTCCTATGTATTTTCTATCCATCATTAAAGCCTTTACACCCTCACTGCCTATGCCACTAAAAGGGCTAAGTACGGTATCATGTTTATTTGTGTACATAAGGTATAGCCATTCAATAGGCTTTAGTTGCGTAGGTGTTAAGTGTCTTTCATCTTTGTGGTCTTTTGCGCTCCTAAACTCTAGTGTATCACCTTCCTCAATCTCTATCCATACAGGTTCGGCTATTTTGCACCATAAGTCAAATGGTATTTCATTTCTTATAGGTTTTTCATTCTCTCCCGACTTTCTAAAGGTAAGCATGTAATCAGCAAGACCTGGGCGAACTATTGAACTATCTTTTTTAGTTGTGCCATGCATCAACTGTCTGTTTTTAGTGCGTATAGCTGCTGTCTTTGGGTCTTTCCTTATCATGTTTTCGGCATGGAAATAAAATCCTTTATCCTGAAACATGCGTATCAAATCGCCCCTAAAATCAACAATAGAATAGTAGCCGTCACGCCCTAATAAAGTAGTTGATTGCATCATGTGAATAGTTACAAGTCTACCATTTTTAATAACCCTGAATAACTCCTCAACTAAATAACTAAAGTGCGTTAAAAACTCTTTGTTATTTTTTACGTTGCTCATATCCCTTTCATCATTAGAAAATACATACATAGCCCCAAATGGCGGACTAAAAAAAGAATAATCTATTGAGTTGCTCGGCATCTTTCGTACCTCTTCTACACAATCACCCATTATGAGTTTGTAGTTGTCTGTTGCGGTTACTTTTGGTACATACTTAACTGTAGAGTGTACAACGTTACTCATTATCGCCTCTCTCATTTCATCTTGCATCTGAATGAATTTAGCTTCTTTCTCTTCGATACTTTTAATTACGTTTTCCATTGTGTCTGTTGTGATTAAATAAATGTTTACATTTTCTTTTTGTCCGAAACGGTATGACCTTCTGATTGATTGGTATAGGCTTTCAAAGCTAAAATCTAGTGACGCAAATATTTGATTATGGCAATTCTGATAGTTAAGCCCAAACTGTGCAATCTTACTTTTAGTTACTAATACTCTAAATGCGTTGTTAGCAAAACCTAGTAGGTGTTTCTTTTTGTAGTCGTTGGTATCAGAACCTTTTACCTCTATTGCATCGGGTATTAATTTCTTTAGTAGTTCGCCCTCTTCATTGTGTTTAATCCAAATTATAAACTGTTCGCTACTGTTGTTTACTATGGCTGCTACTTCATCCATTCGCTCAACCTTAGTTAGCCTTAATTCACCGTTAAACTCTGTAGCTGATACTGAAACGGAGTTAAATAAACTACCGTTATCACGCTTATCGGTTATTACTTTTTTATCATGGTATATTAGCTGTGGCAGGTTGTAGCCTAAATCATCAAAACCAATATCAGACGGTTTACTTATCATTATAGCCCACGTACTAATCCATCTGTAAAACTGTTTAATAGCGTGTTTTTTTAGCCTGTACTTTTCACCGTTTATAATGTTTTTGTCGGTAGTAAAAAACATAGCCCGCATATCTTGCGAAGTCATCACTTGTAAAAATTCGGCATGGTTGCCTATTTCTAGTTCATCATTTGGTGAAGGTGTGGCGGTGCAAGCTAACTTGTATGGTGTGTTAGCAAATAGTTCTATTATCTTTTCTTTTATTGCACCTGAATAGTTTTTCAATATACTACTTTCATCTAGTACCACACCTGAAAATATAGAACAATCAATATTATCAAGTTGTTCGTAATTGGAAATGTAAACAGTTGCATTTATTGCGTTACTACTGTATTCGGTTACATCTATTCCTATTGCGTTACCTTCCTGTATTGTTTGCCCTACTACTGCCAAAGGTGCAAGTATTAACACTGGTTTATTGGTGTGCTTTACTACCTCATTAGCCCATGTTATTTGCTGTCTTGTCTTGCCTAGTCCGCAATCCTCAAACAGTGCAAACCTACCTTTTTTGAGTGCTATTTTAACGCAATACTCCTGAAATGGATATAACCAACTCCAACCGCCCGAATGTTCAAAACCTGTTTCTATTAGGCGTTTTTCTTTTGTCTTCAAAAACTCTTTGTAATCCATGTGTGTTAATTTGTGTGTTTAGTTATAAAATATTAAATCTGATTGCTGTTGTTTAACCTTTTCTTTTGGTATTGGTTTGCGCTGGTGGTTGTGTGATTGTTCTTGTGATTGCTGATAACGTTTATAGTGCCTATTTAGTGCGTTATCTACCAAATGTGGGTAAACTAACATTGATGTTTTACTATCTACTATCACCCTTACTTTGGGCGGTCTATTTTGCTCTGCTATTACTATCCCTTCTTTAGTTTCTATGCGTTGTAGTGCTTTATCCTTAGCAGCCAAAGTACATTCCATCGTCTGTACTACCTTTGTTCTTTTTGGTTTAGCAGGCGCAATAGTACGGCTTTTAATTGGTACTGCTGTTTTTTCTTTTGGGTCGGGAAAATCACGATACTTTAATTGACCATTATGCGTCATCCACTTAGCATTTCGATATGGTAAAGTATCTGCAAACTTATACAATGTGGCAATCTTTTTGTAACTACCTTCCCCTACGTGTTCCATCACATGATATGCGTTACGTGCCGCCTTTACTTTTATATGTCCTATTTTAGGCATTTTGATTAGTTTTTAGTTGTTCATTATAATGTTCCTGTAGTATCTCGGTTATCTCTGCAAGGTTCGCAATGTCTGCGATAAAGTCAATGTGTAGGGCAATGTCGTGCATTCTATCGCTATCCAGTTCGTTTTGTATAGTTTGCCATGTGTCTGCTTTATCCCTACTCTTAATCTCATTCTTAACATAATTCATTGCGTTAACTTGCTTTTTGATTATGTCTTTCAAAATCGGTTGACAAATTGGGTTGGCTAGTATTGATTGAATTGTGAATGTTTGCGCTTGATTGAGATATAGTAACCTTCGCAAATCTTTGGCTAATCCTTTAAGTTCTGATTGGCTGTTAGTGGTCATTTCTGTAAGTTTAATTGTGTGTTAATTGCTGATACATTGTACTTCATTTCATCATCATTATGCAGTAACCTTTCAACCTTATTTAGTGCATGGATTACGCTTGTATGGTCTTTTTTATTGTACATTGTTGTGATAGCTTGCAATGTCATGCCAGTAGTGCGCAAATAGTACCAAATTAAGTGCCTACACTCGGTTATATTGTACCGTCTGCTACTACTCTTTACCTGCTCAATCGTTACCTTAAAATGGCTGCAAACTACTTGTTCTATTCGCTCAACTGTTAGCACTCCTTTATACTTTCGCTCCAACCAAAATTGTTCCTCGATGTATTTTGCTGTTATTATCATGGTGTAATGAGGTATTTTGATGCTTCGGTTACACATTCTGTTAGTAGGTCAATGTCGCTTTGCGGAACTTCAAAACGTATAATATTTATGTTTTGGAACTTGCCACCATCGGGCAAATATGGCAGTTCAATATCTGCGCTGTAATGTATCCAATTATAAAAGTCTTTTGCAGCCTCTTTAATAGTTAGCAGTTCGCTTTGATATGGCATATACACTATCAATTCAGCGTATTTTTTGCCCAAAATAATAGCGTTGGATACTAACTGCCAATAGTACTTTTCTGCGTCTGTATGTGCCTTATATTTAAAGTTGTTGCGGGTAAAACCGTCTATTATACTTTGGATATTGTCACCAGCTACCAGCCCGAAAAATGATTTTCTAGTCATAGGGCATTTAAGGTCAAATACCGTATCTTCTTTATATCCGTCTGCGCTACCTACCCAAAATGGTAATGTAGGGTGTGCGGTGGTAACATCTGATGTGATAATGTATTCGGTGCTGATATGGTCAAATGCGAACTGCTCACAGTGTTTACCCCAGTCTAAAGGTCTTGCACTTGTTTCATTGCCTAAATAAATACCCATTTCACGCTCAATATTGCACTCCTCAATATAAGTCAATGCAGGTGCGCCAAAGTCTTTACCGTTTTTTGCTTTAGATAACAGTTTGTAAATATTGCTGCTAGTGAAATTACCTAATCTTTGTGTGTTAGTTATGATACTCATTATAGTGCTTTTAGTTGGTCAAAAAGTTTTTTGTATGATTTTGTTTCGGTGTTGTTGATTATCCTTTCAGCGTTCTTTATTTGTTCTGCCGTCATAGCCTCACGCTTCATTTCAAACAGTTCTTTAAGGTCTTCAATGTCAGTCACCGATGTATCAACCATTACCGCCTTAAAGTCTTGTTTATTGTATATATCGGCTGCTATCCCTATTTCGGCTGCACACTTTTTTAATGCGTCTGTAGCTGCTGCTTTTAGGTCGTTACCGATTGATAACGGCACTCTCTCCGTTTCGCCTTGCTGCAACTTTTTGTAAATAATATCCTTATTCCCAAACTGCATTTTTACTATAGATGTGCCGTTGCTGGTACAAGTTAGCTTACCCTTTACCACTACTTCACCATGCAGTATTTTTTCATCTACTATCTCAAATGACCAGTTCCAACCAAACATAAGGTTAAGTACTTTACGCACATACCCACCCGACACATATTCCCATGTGCCACCACCCTTTGCAGGTCTAGTATGTACGTATTGCGGTGGGGTGTGCTTTAGTAAACTTTGTAGCTGTTTAGCTGATAGCATATTTTCATCTACAAATGAAAGGTCTTGCGGATTGACTAACTGTAATTGTTGTGTTTCTGTTGCCATGTTTTTGTGTGTTTAGTTTGATAATAAGCAAATGTACAAAATGTTATTGGAATTTCAAAGTAACTACTATCTCTTTACCACATTTATTTTTACTAGCTATGTTGTGGCTGCTCCAGTTGTTGGGTCGTTTTAATAATTGGTGAACTGTACTGCTATGTTTACCCAAAATTGCGGATAGTTGTTTGATGTTGAATGTTAGGTCAAGGTCTGTAAATTTAAGCCCTGTTGCATCTTTGCTAAATGAAAATATGTAATCTCCACATAGTAGCCATTTACATACTGTATCATTATCTGCATTAAACGGTAATGCTGGTTCTTGCTGCATATAATCTAGTACTTGCGTTAAGAAATTGCGCTGCTCGATTGATGTGGTAACTATGGTTAGTTTTTTGCTGATTGCTTTGAAAATGTGCATTTGAGTTGGTTTAAAAAGTTGGTGAATAGATTAGTGTACTTGCGCTTGTTGCGTCTTGCGTTGTGGTAGTGGAATGTTACAAATAGGTCGTGTTTGCGTTTACGTGTCATGTTGTTGCTTTTTTAAGTAGGTAAATAATTCCGATTACTATCAGTACAATGTAAAATGTTAGTTCTATGTTTTGCGGTATCATGTTAGTATATATCTGTTTCGTCAAAAATGTTGTGTTGTTTTTTGCGCTTGGTGGTTGTTATGCTTTCTCTCACAATCATAACAAATACCATTACTACTACTATTGCAGCTATTATTAGTGCGCTGTCTGCTGTCGTTGGGTTGTTGGGGTCTAGCATCCTTCTATAGTTTGAATGGGGTTAGGTAATGGGGTTTTATTTGTAGCATTTTTAAATATACTTTCGTATTGCTCCATTAATGCTAATTTTTCCGCTTCTGTTTCTAATACATAAGCATGTATTAAGTTTAACAATTCTACCCCTTGATGGTGGGGTAGTTGTTTGTTAAATTCTACTAATTTTTTAAATGCGCTCATTTTGTTTGGTTTTAGTTGGTTATTAATATGAATCTGTGTATTCGTCTTCGTAATCGTCATCATCGTCATTTGGCTGTGGCTTCATGCCGTATTGTTCTGACTGTCTGAAATCGTACGGAATAATCTCCGCTAATATTGTGTTTTGTGTTTCTGTTGTCATGTTTTTATCGTTTAATGATAAGCAAATGTACAAATACTTTTTGAAACTACAAACTTTTGTAAAAAAATATTTTTATTTGTTTATTCGGGGTAATAGACTAACTTTGTGAAAAATTATAACACACGATGTACAGAATTAACGACCTATTTAAAGCAATCAAGCTATGGGATAAGATGGTACTAAAAGTACACCCACAATATGTATATGACATTTGTAAGGGTAAAACTAAGCAGATACCGCCACCATTAGCAGACGATATGATTAGGGTAATACGTGCCGAAAGCGATAAGGCTATACAACATTTGGAAACACTTAAAGCACAATATAATGAACAATAACAGATACGAGGTAATAAACACAATGCCACATTTTACGCACTTGTTTAAAGGGGATATTTTGTACCCTAAAGTACACGCATTATGTAGTGATTGTTGGGGTCATGAAGATGAAACTAATCCGCACAGGTGGGTTACTTTTTGCCCCGATTATCCACATTTATTTAAACTACTTGACTAACATGCAGCAAATAATCATAGGCTTAATATTTTTAAATTGCATATTGTTAGCATTTACTATTAGTGTGCTATCTGATGCAATGAACATACTTAAAAAACATAAACAATGACCACCACCCAACAAACTAAAATAGCCGAACTGCTTGTATCTAAGCTAAAACAAGCCCAAAATAAACCATTTGAAGAGATTATACCACATGAGGAAATACAAGCCGAAATACAGTCTAAAATGATGCTTGCTGGTGTGGTTTATGAGTTGGTTAGGAGTGCGTATGAAAAAGGTTTTGAACTTGGTAATTTTGTAACTTTTGATAACTTTTTAAACAACATAACACATGAATAATACGCCCGACATGGTAAACCACCCACCGCATTACACTGTTAACGGCATTGAGGTAATAGATGTGATTGAGTGCTATAATCTAAATTTTAAATTAGGCAATTCAGTGAAATATATACTACGTGCTGACCTTAAAGGTAATAGGCTGCAAGACTTAAAAAAAGCATTATGGTACTTGCAAAGGGAAATTGAACAAAGCGAAAAGTAACAATTTGTAACGCTTTAATAGCCCACTACCTTAAATAGTGGGCTATTTCATTTAAAATATGTAGGTAAGCCTACTTATCTGTCCGTTATTCTTGCTATGTATAAAAGCCTCTATTGCTTTTGGTGCATGTTGATACCCATTGCGATGATGCCAACCGTCAGTACCACTTGGGCTACGTAAAGTTTCAACACATACACTCATATACTCTTTACTTTTCTTATGGTGTATGTGGTGTGTATAGTAGTATCTATGTTTACACTTGTGCCAATTCTCACCTACTTCATGTGCCATTAATAAAGCTAAGTCCGTTTCTTTTGCCCCATCGCCATGTGTAGTACCAATTATATTTTGACCGTATGTGTAGTACTTACGGTGTGCCATTGAGGTATCGAATGTTATATTTTCGCATTTCGCGAACCATGCATGTATAGTTTGTGCAAGGAAAAACCCATTTGTAAAATCATGGTTTGATGGGTTGTACTGGAAATGTACAGGTGCAATAGGTAGTAGTAATTCTATGCACTCTGTTAGCAATTTACGTGCCAAAACAAACGCATCATACCACATCATAGACGCATCTTGTGGCGTACCGCTTGTGGTTGTGTTTTTAGGGCTATCTACGTGGAGTATGTCATTACCTGCTACGAATAGTATCTGGTCTATTTTAAACCCTCGCACGTACCCTAATATCCCTTTAACGCCCTCAATTACTCGGTTGTATATTATGTCGTGGTTACATGCGTCATTTGTTTCAAACGCACTGCATAACTTGTTTAGGTGAATATCTGCTGGGTCAATTACTAACAGATAACCTTCGCTGTCTTGATTGTATTGTATTGTGGGGTATATCGGTGCATAGTTGGTAATATCTGCTATAATAGAATTGCGTATATCTTCATAGCTAACTTGTTCACCCTTAACAAATATGCTAAATGATTTGCCCTTATGCCAATAATGTTTAACATCGTCTAATGGTATGCCTAACTCCTCACATTCATCACTTAATAGTGGGTGCTGTTGTTTCTTTTGGAGCTTTCTAATATGTATCCTGAACGCATCGGGGGTTACATCTAGCTTATGTTTATCGACTATTTTTCGGGCTGTACCTGCTGCTGAACCGCCATTATTTAGTTCTGCAATTATCTCATCATTCAAATACTCATACTTACTTTTTGTGTATTGATTAGCCATTATTTGCAGTTATGTGAATAATGTCGGCAAAACTACACAAATTTAAGTAGGTTAAAATTATTATTTTATTATTGGGTAGCCTTTACTATCTTTTGGCAATACTGCTAATTGTGTAGCCTTATCATATCCAAATGTAATCTGAAAATGGGGCTTATCTACAAATTTCCATGTACCGCCCCACTCAATGCCGAACCTATCCGCTATGGGCTTTAATTTAGAATAATCGAAGTTCCAATTTACAGTTTTACCTACCAACTCCACTACGTCAATGGCAAGTCCTAGATTATGAAACGATTGACCACCTTTAGCATTAGTAACTATCTTACCTGATGTAGTACGCCCTTGCGCATATAAGGCGTTTTGCTCGGCTATTGTCCTGAGTGCATGTGTTACCCTTAGTGTTATATTTAACTCGCTTTCTGCGGCATCTATAAACTTCGTAAAGGTATCACGCACTAATGGGTGTAGTGTGGTAATTCGCTGTATGCTGATTGCGTCTTTCATGCGGTAAAGGTATATTATTACTAATTTATTGCAATGTCAAATTATATGCTTACACTTATTGGTGGTAAAGGTAGTAAATGTACCAATATTGATAGTAAAATAAACTTTAAATAAAAAACCCCAACCATAGAAATAGTCAGGGAAAATTAAATCTATGAAAAAAACAACGTTAGTCAAGACAGGACTCGAACCCGTATCAGCAAATGTGCCGTCTTACCATTAAAACGACTTGACTAATTCAATATCCCAAATCTACGCAAAAAGTGTGCAATTATAAGCAGTATTAATAGTATGTTCAATCCTATTGACCACAATAATTTACCACGCTGTTTATTTTTCGTTTCTGTGGCTAATAGCTCTCTAGTGGTACTTTGTATCAACTTAGCATCTAACGCCCTGTAATCGGTCTGTAATTGCGTCAATGGTCTATTATCAAGTATTGTATCGGTTGTGTGTAGCGTGTCAACTGAATGGCTGTACTTGGTTACATACTTAGTGATGTATGTAGTATCATTTTTAATGCTGGTTTTGGTAATGGTATCATGTGTAACCTTAGGTCGGCTCGGCAAATAAACGGTTTTCTTTCCGCTTAATTTGATAGGAAAATTAGCCAAACTCCATTTGCTCGGCACTACCTTTAGTACACTGTCGGCATCTGCTTTGCGCTTCAGTTTATCAAACTTGCCGTATAACTTGGCTTGTCGTTTCTCACTCGACTTGCAGCTACTAAGTAGAATAAAAAATGCAGCAATGCAAAGTATGCAGCCTAATAACAGTGCTGCAAATACTTTATCGTTGGGGTGGTTATTTGATGTAAATGTCATGATTGCAAATATAAACAAAAAAGCCAACCTAAGAATAAGTCAGCCCATTTTAACCCTAAAACATTTTTACTTATTTATAACGCAATTATGATAATGGTTGACTACTAACGGTTGTTGCTCTTTATTCAGTTGATTTTCAGCCAAATTAATATGTCGGTTCGTGCGCTCAATCTCGGATTTTAGTGCGTAGTTTTCGGCTGTTACATCGTTCACCGATTTAATTAACTTGTCAATGTCGTGATTGGCATTTTGTAAGTCATCAGTAAGTAGGGCGTTCTGCTCCATCAATTCGGCTACTGTCTTGTTAGCCATGTTTAATTTGTCCTGTAGCTGTTTGGTAGTTGCTCCCATGTGTTTGTGTGTTTTTGCAAAGATAGTAAAGTATTTTAATAAAAAAAGCCCCCAACCGAAACACACAACGGTCAGGGGCTACACACTAAACACACATCTTTACTCACTCTTAGTATCGTCGTTCACATATCCAAACGCATTACTTACAGCGTAAAGGATTGGAACACCTATATCCAAAACCCGACTAACATAGCTTGCAACTACATCGTTAATTTCGGGAAACGTGATATTTATCAGTTGCCATATAGCTAGGGCTGCCATAAAGAAACGGTATATAACTTTAAGGGTAGGTGGTGTAGTACCTTCAAAACCTTGCACCCCAAATTTAAGTATTTTGTTGTTCATTGTTTAGTTTTATTTGTCATTAAATATTGTATCTGTTGCTCGTGCCTATTCACATCATTGCCCATGTACTTTATCTGCTCCTGTACCTGTCTATAGTCGCTGTTATTGCGCTCAATAGCATAAAGTATGTTGGTATAACCCTTCACTCCCATCGTTAAAACACCGCCTGTAATAGTGGTAATGGTAATAATTACACCCCATGTAATGCCTGTTATCTTTTTGGTAAGTACCGTTTCTTCCTTGGGTGACATTTGCTACTTAAATTAGTTTTGACAAATATAGTTATAAAATCACAACTCCCAAATAATTAGCTATGTAATTACCTGCCATTATTTCGCTACCATTGTAAGCAAGTGCGAACTCACTGTCTACTGGTAAATTGCCTTCAGTCACTATTTTATGGTTATCATCTAATAGCTTGTACCAAATCGAGCCGCTACCATCTGCAATAGTGGCTGTTACGTGCAATAGTGTTGCAATCCCTGTGGTATATTCTCTTGGCTGTATCTGTATCATAGTTAGTATATTTCTTCCATAGCGTAAATAAAACCGTACTGAATAGCTGCGGCTGTGGCTGCATTATTAATCCACTGCATTGGGTATATTTTAATACCTACTGGTGGTACAAATGTAGTGGGATTATAAGTAATTACCCTTATTGGTGCTGACTTACTAATTACTTCTAATTGTATATAGTATGTGCTGTTAGGTGCAACATAAACTGTTACTCTATATACATCTTCGGCATTAGGTGTGACACCTGTATTAACCTTTGTTGGTACGGTTACGCTGTTGCTATTGAAAAATTGCAGTGTTGTATCTGCCGCATCTTTGCCAACTCCTAAACCATTATTAGCCCCTAAAAAGGTTGTAGGGTCAACTAATGGTTGTGATATAACAGAACTGTAGCCGACAAATATTCTTTGCCCTGCATTGTAAGTAGGGAACGAAAATGTAAATGTACCCCTACCGCCACCGCCACTAAACTTTGTGTTACCTGTAATTATACCTAATGGTTGCAAATTAGAGTTGCATCTTATTCCTGCTGCTATATTTGCTCCTGTTTGTGTAGTTATTACCAACTTGGTATAGTTTAAATGCTGTATTGTGCTGTTGTATGCACTCACAACGTTAGTAAGTAGCGGTGAACTTGTAGGCATTATACTTACTGGACCGCCTATGCTATAATTACCTGTAGCCGCTGCCCCTGTTATAAGAGTTGTGTTAGGCATAAGCGTACTTGTAATCTGTGTATTTATAGCCCGTTGCAGTGCTGCTGGTATTGATACAGTATCATTTATCCTTACCGCACCCATACCCATACGATTACTACCCCATATTTTTACACCGCCATGTGGGTCGGTGGTTACGGTAGATGTTGTTGTGTCAAATGCAAACTCCATGCGTAAATCTGTTGTATCAACTCGTACCTTAGTAGTCCCACGAATAGTAGTATCGCCATTTGCCTTATAAAGCATGTTAAATTCATTAGCTTTTACTATTGTACTACTGCCACCTGTAGCACTGATAGTATATGTGCCACTTGTTGTAATTGCTGTTGTAGGGGTTATGGTTACATTAGTTCCGCCTACCAATTGAATAGATGTAACTGTGCCACTACCTTTAGTATTTATTGCAGTCCTCAACGCACTTGCCGTATCTTTCACAATCTTACGTGCATACGTACCGATTGCCCTTTGTGTAGGTGCTACCTTATTGCTGTTATACGGTGCTGCGAATGTGGTATCTTGCCCTATCGGGTCTGCTGGGTGTACGAATATCTTACCATTAACAGTGCTATTTAATGCCACGCCAATATGCACTACATTATGTGGTGGTGAAGGTATAACATTAGTTATTGTGCCATTGGTAGCAGATAAATAAAGTATATCACCGTCATTGTAACCACTTGTATTAATGCCGTTTACAATACCGAATGTGGTAACAAACCCTGTACCATTATCAGCGATATTTTCAGTCGCTATACCCACCACCTCACTTGTTGTCACACTGTCTGCATTAGCTAACGCAATAGTAGGGTTGTTGCCCTGTGCATCGTTTATATAAACAACTTGCCCATCGTTTATTTGCACTCCTGTATTATTCCTAGCACGTATGTACATCTCTTGCCCTATCTGCATGGAAACATTTGCATTTAGTGGGATTGAAGCGGTAACATTTGTAGCATCCCAATATAGTTGCCCTACGTTTGTAAGTGTGCCTGTGGGTGTTGTAGATAGCCTTACGCTGTTGGGTAGTATATTATGTGTGCCTAAATTTACATCTGTTGTTGCCCCTGTATACGGTACGTAAGCCGCTTTAATAGCCTGTAAACTATCGTTTAGTTGTGCAGTATCTACATAATTCGGCAACGTATCATATAGAGTAGATATAGCACCAAATGCAACTCCTAACGCACTGTCAATTAGTGGCACATCTGATTGCAGTTCTGCAATTTGGTAGTAAAAAACACTATCCGTACTATCTATTCTTGCTATATTACCGTATATAATAGTATTGTTGCTGTCAACATAATCCCTTAATGAATGTAAGCTATCGGATAGTCTTGTAACAGTGCTATATATGCTACTATCTACGCTACCTGCCTCAATACTAGCCGCTATGCTATCTACATACGGTACACTTGCCAATCTAAGCCTTACAGCCCCATTATGATAGAATAAGCCTCTTGTTTGCGCACTATCAACCCATATAGTTCCTAACGTATCAAATGTTGGGAACGGATAAAAGCCCCTAGGTATGTACTGCAATCTTAATGCACCCACTGACCCACGATTATAACTCATTTGGGTATTGCTACCTGTGTATGTTGGGGTAGGTTGTGCAATCGCTTGTACTGCAAATAATGTGATTAGTATTGTTAATATGTATTTCATTTTTTTTAGAATAGTATTGACCAAGGTGGTGTAGCTGCTAATAATAAATTTCTGTTTGTTAGTGATGCTGCTGTAGGATTACCCATACTAGCACCTAAAAACGACATACCGCCACCGCCTAACGTACCGTTCCAACTTGTATTAGCATAGTCATTGATTACCGCATCTACTGCCGCATCGGGGAATATGTTATTACTCATGTTTATAACTAATAATGACGGCTGTGGGGCTGGGAATAATAATGCAGTATCTACGCCTAATAGACTTGTATTTGTTTGTATTGCTATCCAATATATTAGTGGGCAATTAGTTAAGTCCAGCTGACCGATATAGCTATTATCTGCACCAAAAGCATCACAATCTACAATAAATATAGTATTCATGCCATCGGGCAATTCACCCAATATGCTAACTATTTGCGCTGTAGCAGTATAAAAACTACCATCTTCTGCAAATGTTAACTGCCCTATATCGTTGTTGTGGAATACGTTTGCCGTTGTAAAGCCCCCGCCAGCATCATAAGCGTGTGTTTGGGTATTATTAACCCCCGTAAAGTATTCGTATTGGTCGTATGGCTTACCATCTCCCCAATCTATTACCTGTAAACTACCGCTACCTGCAACCCTAAACCCACCTGCACATGAACCCGAAATTCTTCTATATTTCAACTCCATATAAGTAGTCAAAACTCTAGGTGCAACCCCAAATATACTAGGTGTTTCGCTCGGTGCTGGTACGTAAAACATCTTACCTGCTGACCTTAACAAACTACCACCTAATGACGGATATAATGCCGCAAATGCTGCTATATATGTGTCTTCATCTGTGCTATTATAGAATACCATTCTAGCAATCGCTCTT